TTTATTTAAATCATCTGCCATTTGTTTAATAACGGGTTCATAACTCTCTTTCCTAGGAGTTACCATATTATCTGGAAATAACTGATCGAATTCATATTTTCCATATTTAGACTGATCATTTGACTGTTCAAAAGTTTTCCATCTATTAAATGAATTGGCAGTGAATTCATTATTCTCATTTATTGATGAGTTCCACTTACTAAAGTTTAAAACTTTTCCCATAATTAAAATGTTCTTTTTGTTATTTATTAGTAAAAATAAGTAAAATATTAATATATGAAAGAGTTTAAAATATCAGAAAGACTGACACTTAGGAATGAAACTATCACTAGGTATCTAAATGAAATCAGTGAAATTCCTATGCTTACTCCAGATCAGGAGCACGAAGTTGCAGTCAAGGCGGCCAAGGGAAACCAGGAGGCAATTGATAAGCTAGTAAAATCTAATTTAAGATTTGTAGTGAGTGTGGCTAAGATGTATCAAGGTGGAAGTGTTACTAAGTTTGCAGACTTAATAAACGAAGGAAATGCAGGACTTGTTGAAGCAGCACATTCATTCGATCCAACCACCGGATTTAAATTTATATCATATGCGGTTTGGTACATTAGAAAGGATATGTTAAAATATTTAACTAACTATTCACGTCACATACGAGTTCCATTAAATAGGGTTCAATCAATTAAGAGAATGAATGATATTGAATCTGAACTAATGGGACAATTAGGTAGAAATCCAACAACTGATGAAATCATTGATGAGTACATGGATTGGCATCTTATAAATAAAGGAACCACAACTAACCGTCATGGATTACGGTTAGCATTAAACGCTGATATTAGAGTAACTTCACTAGAGAGTCCATTTGGATCAGGTGATGAAACTTCTATTAGTCCAATTGATGTGATCAACGGAGACCTAGATGGAACAGATCACTTGGCCACATTAAATAGCACAAGTCAAATGTTACTTCCATACATATCTAAACTTCCAAATCATGTTGATAGAGAAATTATTCTCCTTAGATTCGGATTTAGAAACGGATTTAGAAACGAAGGAGAATTAGTATCATTTAGAGAAATCGGAGACATGCTAGGATATACAGCAGAGTATATGTGCCAAAGATATAAACTAGCAATTAAAAGATTACAATCAGCAATGATAAGAGATAACGCAACAATTGATAATTTCGTGTAATATGTTTGAAAGTGTAAAAATAAGAGATATGCAAACTTTGTGTATCGACATGGCAGATACTTATGTGACAATATTATATTCGGAACAGTAGACCATATTAAGAGGTTTATTATGTCAGTAATATCAGTTACTGAAGGTGGAGTAGATTTAAAAAGTTCACTTCATACAATTGATGAAATAATAGAACGATTACATGATCTTACTATTGGACGTCCAATGAGGAGATAGATAAATTCCTAAAATTCAAATGAGAAAAGTAGCATTCGATTTCGATAGTACATTAGATAGAGAAGCTATTCAGAAATATGCATCAGAATTAATGGATAGTGGATATGAGGTTTGGATAGTTACATCTAGGCCTGAGAAATTCGAAGATGGAGTATGGAGAAATTTTACTCCAGATAATGATGACTTATTCAAAGTCGCAGAAAAACTTGGAATCCCAAGAGAAAGAATTCATTTTACAGGATATCAATTAAAGGAAACCTTCTTAAAAGGTAAAGGTTTTGTATTTCTATTAGATGACGATTATGTAGAACTTAGACATACTAATAAATATACCAAGTGTGCGGGTATTGGATCACTATCAAGTTCATGGAAAATTAAGTGAGAAAGGATTATAAATAAAGAAAACGATTGGGATAAATTGTACACCGGTCTTAGAAATATTGAGAAGGTTCCACACAGAGAGATCAAAACTAAGAGACAATGGATGGAAATTATAAATACTTCAGAAATTAAGTTTGAACGCCTGGTTGGCACCGGGATATGGTTTAAATAAAAAATGAATTTTTTTTGAAATAAACTGAAACTTTATTGTATATTTACATTATAAGATTATAAATAAACAAAATAACGGTAAATTATATCGTTCCTTTTAAAAAAAATTAAAACTAACTTCAATGTTAACAACAACAAAAATATCTACAATGTATCATCAACCGATTCCGGTTAATGGAACAGATTATGGCTTTAATGCCTTTAATCAAGTTCAAGGATGGGCCGATATTAAGGAACCAATTTCCAGTTCGAGTTAATGTAAAAAGATAGATTACTATATTTTTAAAAAGCTCGAATTATAAATTCGAGCTTTTTTTGTATAACAAATAATAAATGCGGCTTAAGCTAACCTGGTGGAAGCGAAAGACTGAAAATCTTTAGGGATTGGTTCGAAACCAATAGGTTGCACAACAAAAAGAAAACGTTCTTTACATAATTAATTTATACACACGGGTGTAGTTCAGCTGGTAGAATACCGGTCTCCAAAACCGACGGTCGTAGGTTCGATCCCTACCACCCGTGCTTTTAGACTGTTTTGTACCTAAAGCATAGATAAATAAAACTTATTTATGCCAAGGAAAGAAAAGAAGTTTCACTTCATATACAGAACAGCGAATAATGTGACAGGAAAATATTATATTGGAATGCACACGACATATGATATAGACGATGGATATTTAGGATCAGGAACACGATTAAGATATTCGATACGAAAATACGGAGAAGATAATCATTCAAGAGAAATACTTGAATTTTTAGACTCTCGAATAGAATTAAAGAAAAGAGAAAAGGATATTGTAAACTTGAATGAGATAGCTAAAGAAGATTGTATGAACTTTAGAATTGGCGGTAATGGATGGCCAGGTAAAGGGACTAGAATCGGAGGAGATAAATTTAAAGGAGCCCGTGAGTATTGGAAAGATCCTGAAAATAAAATTAGAATGTCCAAGATTGCATCGGATTCTCTAATTGAACGATGGAAGGATCCTAAATTCAAAGAATCTAGATTGAAAGATATAGATTGGACGGGTAGGAAACATACAGAAGACGCTAAACAGAAGATGAGTGATTCTTCGAATAATAAAGGAGTTAACAACTCTCAATTTGGAACATGCTGGATTTATAACGATAATGAAAGTAAGAAAATAAAAAAAGAAGACCTAGATTCATTTATTAATAATGGATGGAATAGAGGAAGAAAATTGAAATTTTAAAACTTAAAATGGGGGTGTAGCTAAACTGGCTTAGCACCACGTTTGCAACGTGACGTATGCGGGTTCGAATCCCGTCGCTTCCACCATTTAAAAGTTCTTTGACATCTTGGTTATTATCTATCAGAATAGTGGAAAAATTCATTTTACATTAGTTCTATAAACGCAGCCACACTTCGTCCGAAGAAAATGCAAATTTAGAACAATTATACGCTTGGGTAGCTCAGAGGCAGAGCAATCGACTGTTAATCGATGGGTCGGGATTTCAAAATTCCCCCTGAGCGCAAATAATAAATGGGGTCGCGCTGGAGTTGGAGAGCCAGGGCAGTCTGTAAAATTGTTGACTTATGTCTGAATGGGTTCGAATCCCTTATGCCCCACAACATGCTCGGTTCGTCTAACGGCCAGGACCTATGGTTTTCATCCATAAAATAGGGGTTCGATTCCCCTACCTAGTACTAAAAATAAACAAATAAAAATGAAACACTCAAAGATCATAGAGTGACTTAGAATCATGCAGCTAAGTCATTCGATAATCGCAATATGTATTAGAGAATGATTTCGTAGCTCAGTTGGTTAGAGCACCTCACTTTTAATGAGGGAGTCGTGGGTTCGAGCCCCACCGGGATCACATTAGAGATTAGGCCTAGTAAAGCATCTTTCCTTAGTGGAAACGTAACTAGGTATATGGTGGTTATAGCTCAGTTGGTTAGAGCGCACGGTTGTGGTCTGTGAGGTCGTCGGTTCGATCCCGACTTTCCACCCCAATATTACAATGTCCTATGGTGTAATTGGCAACACGTCGGTTTTTGGTACCGAAGAGTCCAGGTTCGAGCCCTGGTGGGACAACAAAAAGAGAGAAACATTTGCAGAAATATTAAGTGAACCATATCACGAATATTATTGGAAATCTATATAACGAACTCAACGTATCAACGCAAAGGCTAAGACAAACCGTGAGCTAATGAAAGGGTAGACAGGCGGAAAGCAAGGAGTATAGAAAGTATAATAATAGGAAGGATATAAAGTACCTTAGCAGAGTATGCCGTGTGGATGATAATAGTATAGCTCAGTTGGCAGAGCAGGGGACATCATTTGCGTTTTAAACCCCGCGTCGGAGGTTCGAGTCCTTCTATTATAATTATGAAGCACGTTAAAATTATACGGTTCCGCAGTCCAGTCCGGAGTGGACGCCTCCCTGTCACGGAGGAGATCGAGGGTTCGAATCCCTTCGGAACCGCATTTAATTATCGATAGTTTAATGGTTAAGTAATAGTAAGTAAAATAAGTAGACATCAAAGATCTAATGTTAAAAGGTTTATCGAAATTACAACAGTTTAGAACATGAGCAGTTGAGGCCCAAGGTGCAGTATCAATTCTGCAAAGATAATTAATAATTCGTTAACCTAATAATTCAGTGATTAACCGAAGTAGAGTATTAAATAAAACAAATAAAGGAGAAACAATGAAGCGATTAATCGTAAGAATTATGAAAGTAATTAATGAAGGAGGAATATTTTTTCCACCACACAAGTAAACCAATCGGGACTTAGAGGAGTCCGGTTTATCTCGCTTGCTTTGGGAGCAAGAGCACGGGGGTTCGAATCCCTCCGTCCCGACACTAATTTTATCGCAGATATTTAACACAAGCAGGATGTAGCTTAATGGCTTAAAGCATCACACTTCCAATGTGAGGACGGGGTTCGATTCCCACATTCTGCTCCTTTAACTTTTTTGCACTTGACTTTAGATAAATAAATAAAACGATTTACTAATGTCAAGGACAAAAAAGTATCATTACATTTACAAAACAACGTGTAATATATCAAATAGATATTATTACGGAATGCACTCAACTGATAATTTAAACGATAGTTATATCGGAAGTGGAACCAGATTATGGCATTCTATTAATTACCATGGAAGAGAAAATCATTCTATGGAAATATTAGAATATTTAGATAATCGCGATTTACTTAAATTAAGAGAACGTGAATTAATAAATGAAGATATGTTAAAAGATCCAATGTGTATGAATCTCAAAGTTGGAGGAGAAGGAGGAGGATTCACAGAAGCTCAATATAAAAAGGGAGCTCACACCATGCTTAAAAAAATATGGAATGATCCTGAATTTAGAAAAAGAAAATCTATATCTTCATCTAAAAATATTAAACATTTATTATCTGAAGGAATCATAAAAGCTCCAGATTGGACTGGTAGAAAACATTCAGATGAAACTAAAAAGAAAATGAGTGAATCATCTAATAATAAAGGATCTAAAAATTCTCAATTTGGAACATGTTGGATTTATAATGAAATTGAAAGTAAGAAAATTAAAAAAGAGGAGATTGTTTATTATTTAAAATCTGGTTGGAATAAAGGTAGAAAATTAAATTTCTAAAAATAACGCTACCGCCCGAAACCTTTAATAGAAATAAAGTATTAGATAACATGACGGCATTGAATTATCTAAAGCTTATAAAGAATGCTGAATTTCTTGGAAGATCTAGAATTGATGGACATCCAATGTATAGAGCTTGGATTGGAAAAAATCCAAGAACTAGAGGACTAGACACTGTTAAATTTAAGTATGACGAATCCAATAAAACTCATAGCATAATTAAAGAAATTGATTATGTTAGAGGATATCAAGATACGCATGGATTAGTATCAGATGGAATAGTCGGTCCAGTAACTATTAGAGTTGCACGATATAGAAATGACGATATTATTTAAGAATTTGGGACCGGTATACTCAATTCGGTGGTGAGGCAATTGTGATGGAGATCCTTTGCCCTCCCAAACCATGGCGATGTAGCTCAGTTGGCTAGAGCGTAGGATTCATAAACCTGAGGTCATCAGTTCGATTCTGATCATCGCTACAAAAAGAGATTTATTGCGGGGTAGAGCAGCTGGTAGCTCGTTAGGCTCATAACCTAGAGGTCGTCGGTTCGAGTCCGGCCCCCGCTACTTTTAACTTTTTGTTCCTAAGTATAGATAAATAAAATAAACTTATTTACTATGCCTAGGAAACAAAAAGTTTATCATTACATTTATAAAACGACATGTAATATATCAAATATATATTATTATGGAATGCATTCCACTGATAATTTAGAAGATGGATATATTGGAAGTGGAACTAGACTATGGCACTCTATTAACTATCATGGAAAAGAAAATCACTCAATTGAGATCTTAGAATATTTAGATGATAGAAAATCTCTAAAATATAGAGAAAAAGAATTAATTAAAGAGGAAACACTAAAGGATCCAATGTGTATGAATTTAGCATTAGGTGGTGAAGGCGGCATTAGAAATAAAAAACATGCTAAAAAATTCCACAAAGCAGGAGGTCGTAAGGTTCTTCAGATGATGAGTAAAATACATCACAATAAATTAAAAAGTGACGTGGGGTATAGAGAAAAATATTGTAAATCTGTATCTGAATCATTAAAAGGAGAAAAGAATCCAATGTTTGGAAAATCTCACTCCATTGAAACTAAAAAGAAAATGAGTAAGTCTTCTAATAATAAAGGTCAGAATAACTCTCAATTCGGTAAACGTTGGATAACAAACGGAACTGAAAATAGAAAAATTGATAAGTTTATGGACATTCCAGAAGGATGGAGTCCAGGTAGAAAACTTAAATGACACATGCCGGATAATACTCATGTTTATCCATGAGCCGGCTCCAATTAGTTACGTAAGTCCAGGTAACCGCCCGGCATTGACATTAACATTATCATTAAGAGGATTAGTATATTCTTCCTTCACTAAATCCAAACAGGTGGTCCCGAGTTCGAATCTCGGTCTCTTCTTAGGAAGAGGTAGCTCAGTCGGTAGAGTCCCTGTCTCATAATAGAATATACACTTACCTTTTTATTTTATACGAGTATAGCTCAGTTGGTTAGAGCGCAACACTGATAATGTTGAGGTCGCAAGTTCAAATCTTGCTATTCGTACATTGAGGATTAGAAATTACTTCCTTCTTTTTATTGGTTCGATTCCAATAAAGACTGCTAATACCGGTCTTTAGGTTAACTTAGAAATTTCACTTACCTCATTATTTAGTCTCATAGCTCAGTTGGTTCAGAGCATTTGCCTTACAAGCAAGAGGTCGTAGGTTCGACTCCTACTGAGACTACTAGAAATAATAACCAAGAATGTCAATCGCTAATAAATAATAAAAAATAACAAGACATGACTATTTTAGTATTAAACGCAGATTCTCAACCTTTGAATGTTACGACATTTCAAAGAGGTTTCAACCTTGTATGGAAAGGTAAAGCCGAAGTTGTGAAGTATGATGCAGATTCTCCTATTGAGTCTTCTGTTGGAACATACAAACGTCCTCTTGTTATTAGATTAATCAGATTCGTTTACATTCCATTTAAGAAAGTACCATTATCTCGTCAAAATATATTCAGACGTGATGGACACAAATGTGGGTATTGTGGAGATGCAAGTAAGGATCTTACAATTGATCATATCTTCCCAAAATCTAAAGGTGGAGATAACAGTTGGAAAAATCTAGTTACTTGTTGTAAAAAATGTAACTGTAAAAAAGATAACATGACGACTAAAGAAGCAGATATGACATTACTCGTAACAGCATACATGCCAACCTTTACTCAGTTTATCGACGGTATGGTAGACGGACATAGAGCAACATGGGCAGAATATCTCTCATAAAATTTTCACAAATTATGAAACTTAGTCAGTAACATATGTATAATATATTTGTTACAAAATTAACGACACAAGTTCATTAACATATTAAAATTGGATTAGTAGGTAACTTCCTTCTACAACAACTATATTAAAGCTAAAATAGTTGCCTCATTTACCAATTTTAACTTACTTAAGCGGATTAAAAGTGGCTTCCTTCTTTAAACTTTTGATGTATTTAGTCACTTTAATCCCCGCTTTTTATTTTTAAACAAAACTTAAAACAATATAGCATGAATAAAAGAATTACTGAAATCGGATTAACAAGAGCTAAACTTCTAGCAATCACACCGAATGCTAAAGTGACAAATCAATTAAGAGCAATGTTCTTAGGTGAACTTGCACAATTAGGATATAAGGTAAGTAATCCTGAATTATTCAATGATTCAATTTTAGAAAACTTCTATTCTATTATCGAGACTCTTACTAAAATGAAAGGTGGAGACGTTAAATACGTTCCATTATTTGTAGGATTCCCACATGCTGCTCCAGAAGATGAAAACATTTTAATGTCGACATTGAGCAAAATCATGTTCGAATATGGTCTAGATGAAGATTTAGATTGGATTAAAGAAGTTGAAGAGCATGATGGACCAGTTTCATCTAGACCACAAACTGCTAAAGAAGTAGAAGATGGAATTGCTGATCAAGCTTCGAGAGAATCAGATTCACATACAGTATGGACGATGATTAGCTTTTCTAATGATATCGAAGGAGATGTTAGAAAATTCTTAGCTAACAACTTGTATGCTAAGTCATCTATTAAAGAAACACTGAAAGATGATATTGATTTCCTAATTAATCACTATAGTTTAGATTTCTTAGATTCTAATAAAGTAGTATTTAAAGAGATCAAGTCATATGTGATGAATTACTTATGGACGAAAGGAGACTTTGCAAATCTTGAAAAATATATTGCAACGCCAACTGACATCTTAAGAATGTTCGCAGCAATTACGGGATCTGATGTTTCATTATCTGATAACATTAAATTCCCAAAAATGTCAAGACCACAAAGACGATTTGTACTTGAGAACATTGAAAAATGTTCAAACATTGCTGAGAATTTGAATTCTTATAAAGGACTTTGGTTAACACTTGGTAGATTCATTCACCCAGGAGAACATAAAACTAAATTCCCGAGAACGTTTAAAGCATTCGATACGTTGAGAAACGATAAAGTTGCAACATTTAACGGGATCTTAGAAAAAGCAATCCAATCGAGAGATTTAGCTGGAGTATTGTCTCTAGTATCTAAACGACCTGGAGTATTCGGAAGAAAACTTCACGAGATTTTAGATGTATTCTCTAACAAAGATGGAGTAGTTGAAGGATTTAGCGCAGTTGCTGATCAATTGGAATTAAAGAATCTATTAGTACTTGAGAAATATTTCTCAACTATTAACGAGTCAGATTTCAGAACGGTTATTAACAAAAGAGGAAAGGTAATTGTATTCCCTAACGATAAGAAAGGGAGTCTTACTGCAGAAAGATTAGAGAAATTGAATGAGGCTATTAAGTCTGCAATCGTTTCAAAGATCTCTGTTGAACCTTTAAAGTTCGAAGATGAAACTAAAGTTTGGATCGACCCAGAGTTGAGAAACTATGTAGTTCCATTATCAATGAGAAAGCAATCCGACGGATTGATGAATATTTCAAGAGGAACTAGAATTAAATTCGATGCTTCAAAAACATTGAGATTATTCAACTACTGGAAGCAAAGTGAAAGATCAACTGATTTTGACACATCGTTAATATCATTCGATAAAGACATGAACTATAAAGAACATGTTTCTTACACTAATCTTTCAGCGAATGGTATCAAACATTCTGGAGATATTACGTCTGCACCAATGGGAGCAAGTGAATTCATCGACATTGATATGACTAAACTTGAAAAGGGTACTAAGTACTTAGGAATTCAAGTATATGTTTACTCAGGAGAAGGATTTAATCAAGTTGAAACATCGTATGCAGGATGGATGATTAGAGATAATGCAGATGCAAGTAGAAAATCATTCGATATCAAAACTGTTGCTAATAAATTCAACATGGTTGGTAAAGGTAAGTATGCAATCCCAATGATCGTAGACGTTGATAAACAAGAGATTGTATTCGTAGACATCTTCATGAATGGTGAAAGTTCAATGAATCGAGTTGAAGGAGCAGTTAATGATGTATCGACAGTTGCTAGAGAAATCGTGAAAATGGTAGATACAAAACCAAACATGCTAGACTTAATTACTTACCAAGTGAATGCATCTAATGCTACACTAGTAGAAACAAAAGAAGAAGCTACGATCACATACGGGATCACTGGATGTACTCATTCAGTTGATAGAGTAGACGAAATATTAGCAGAATTAATTTAACACCTAGGATCCTGACATTTCAGGATCCCTTTTTTATATACGTTCTTTGATAAATAAAAACAATTAAGAGGATTAGGTATTGCTTCCACCTATAATTTAGCGGTTTCGGCCGCATTACAGATCAATCGGGATCTCTTCGGAGATCGACGATTAAAAATTAGTAACATCACTTACCTCTTTTTAAATATTATATTGTGATTCCAGTAGGTTAAACCCTATATATGGGGATTGACAATAAGATTTAAAACTAAAAAGTATGATAGGTTCCGATAAGTAGGAGGACTACATTAAATCTGACCGTCTATTACGGAAGAGCGCTAACTTAGCAAAATGTACAAGGATTGAAACCCAGCTATATAATTACTTTTAAGGGCACCATAAACTAGCCACTTCTTATAGATCAATTTTACCATCTACTAGTGTTGACTCAGATCACGAATGCTCACGCAGTGCATGATGTGAATACGTGCTTATTGGAACACATAACTTCCTCCACCTCACTGAGGTGGAGGTTTTTTAAAACATTAATATGTGTCATGTAGCGGGAGTAACCTAATGGGGGTGGATCAATCTACGACGCCTCATAACATGGAAGACATAGACCAAGAGTAAGTGATTGTGAGGTCTAACGCATATTAACTCATTAAAAGGCTTAAGAGAAGCTTCCTTCTACATAAACTATGAGGGAAAATCCTTCGGGAGATTCCTCAACCAACGAAAATAGTTTCTCTAATTTCCTTTTATTTTTTAAATACTTATAATTATTATAAATTTATAACATGGTCGATTAGCTCAGCTGGCCTAGAGCGGGAATCTCTAAAATTCCGACGCCATGGGTTCGAATCCCATATCGATCACGAAACTTTATGAAAATATAAAGTATAATAGAATAAATAATAAAAATACACAAGATGAAAAAGGATTTAACAACACTTTAGGTACCGAACAAATTCGACGAAACAAAATTAGTAGTCGTAACTAGAGAAGATATCTCTCCGGGATATCAGTTAGTACAAGCCAATCACGCAACTGCTGATTTCGCTTATGATCATCCGATCAAATTTAGAGAATGGAAAGACGACACTAACTCTATCATTACATTATCCATTCCTGACGAACAATCATTAATTAAACTTTACGAGAAGCTAACTAAAAAAGGAGCAATTGTCACTTTATTTAGAGAGCCAGACATCAGATATGAAGCTACTTCATTTGCTGTATACGGAACACCTCAGATCCGCAAATCACTATCGCATCTAGGTTTATCATTAAAGAAACCAAAATTGAATAGAGTGAATATATTAGCAGATATGATGGCATGCGAACAGACTAAAGGAATGTCCGTACTAGAACATGGAGAATCTGTTTACAAATACTTTGAGGATTTATATTCTCATTTAGCGAATGGAACTGATCTCAAATTCGAATGGAGAATGCCGAAATGGATCTACGAAAACAAAGATTATATTCTAGAAAATATATTCGATCTCGAAACAATCAAAGAATATCAAATCATGCACGATTGTGGTAAGCCATATTGTCGAACTGTAGATGAAGATGGACGAGTACATTTCCCAAACCATGCTAAAGTATCAGAGGAAACATATGAGAAAATATGTGGAAAGGGACAAGTCTCTAAATTAATCGGAATGGATATGGATATTCACTTATTAAAGGATGAAGGAGTTTCTGAATTTGCATCTAAACCGGAAGCAATAACTTTATTGATAACTGGACTATGTGAAATTCACTCTAACACATCAATGTTCGGAGGAATATCGTCAACATCGTTTAAAATCAAGTGGAAACAAATTGATAAAAGAGGTAAAGCAATTTTTAAAATAATCAAATAATTATGAAAGATTCATAGGTACAAATCAACGGGCCGTAATACACTTTACAGTAAACAGTAAACAAAAATTTAAAAAATAAAAAAGAATATTATGGAAACAGTAAATAAAGAATACACACTAACTGAAGCTTATACAGTTTTAAAACAAAAAGCAGAAAAATTTGATTGGGAAATTGTAGGAGAATTACCAGAAGGACCTGGAACATTTCCATCACGTAACCAAGAGAAGAAATACCTAAATGCATTGAAACATGCATGTAAGAAGGGAACTCGAAGAGCATTCAATAACCTTTTTTACAAAATGCCAAGCGCTAATGTAAAAATAAATCTTGGAGTAAAGGAACGTTCCATTCAAACCAAAAGGAAAGCCTGGCTTAAGTTACATGACGAAGCGGACAAAGCATTGGCTGAATACAAAGAAGAAAAAGGTGATTTTTATAAAAATAAATTGAAATAATTAAAACCATTGTTGTATATTTGAATATAATATAGCAACAACATAATAAATAACTAAAATGAAAACACCTTTAAATATATCTAATCTGAACTCTTCAACGAGTTTATGTACGTCGATAAGACGTTACAGATCAGGCAATGTGTTTAAAGAGAGTTAAGAATTTTAACGTTATAAAACTTCAAAAGCCTGATCGATTAATTTCAATCAGGCTTTTTTGTTCATTGACATCTTGGAATAACTAAATACGGAGGAATCAGCCGAAAGATTCTGGGTAGCGGCAACTGTCTTGAAAACATTCTGATGTAAAAGTCGTGGGAGTTCGAATCTCCCTTCCTCCGCATTATGCCTCAATAGCTCAGTTGGCCAGAGCATCTCATTTGTAATGAGCAGGTCGTCAGTTCGAATCTGACTTGAGGCTCTAAATATAATAAGACTTATCATTGCGCATGATTAATGTCGAGACCACATGGCTAGTGGAGCGCAACTCGAGAGGTTCGAATCTCCCTATTAATCCCTTATGGCGAGATGGTCGAGTGGCTTAGGCACTGGATTGCAAACCCAGATACGACGGTTCGAATCCGTCTCTCGCCTCAATATTTGGTTCCATAGCTCAGTTGGATAGAGCAGTACACTTCTAATGTACAGGTCGTAGGTTCGAATCCTACTGGGATCACTAAAGTAAGATGGACGTAAAGCCTTGGATAGTCATGGTTCGATTCCATAAGTCCCCGACTAATCACCGGTAAAGGTTGATAACATTTTCTTACTTTTACCATGCTCCAGTGGTGAAGTTGGCAAAGCACGTAGAACTTAAAATTCTATTATCATGGGTTCGAGTCCCATCTGGAGTACACCGGTCATTTTTGTACCGATTATTTGCCCACGTGCGGAAATGGCAAAGCCGGCTACACTTAGGATGTAGTGATTATGAGTTCGACTCTCATCGTGGGTACCATTAACATTAAAAGCAATGTCATGGAAATTAAAAAACAAGCATGGGATAATTTCATGGAGTCAGTTGATTTTGACTCAGATGTAAATAATTTCGAGTACGACTTTAAAGTTATGTCTAAAAAATATGGAAACGCATTTATAGGATATTGTAAAGCGGCATGGCAGGCAAATGCAGGAGTTCAAACAGAGGATGAATTCTGCAAAATGAATGCTAATATGCCAAGAGGATTTTTTGACAAAGTTATTAATAAGTAGAAACCTGATTTAAAATATAAGTATAAACTAATATGGAAGCACTACATATTTGATAAAATAGCAACACCGATTCCCTCATTTAACCGGTCCTTTAGCTCAGTTGGTTAGAGCGCCTGACTCATAATCAGAGGGTCACAGGTTCAAGTCCTGTATGGACCACCATTGTAACTTTTGTACCTAAGTCATAGATAAATAAATACGGAAAGTTAAATCATTCAAGGGAAATACTTGAATTTTTAGACTCTATAAAGGAATTAAAGAAAATAGATCATGAGTCATATTAAATCATGTAGAAAATTCGTCAATGAATCATCACTCGATGATGATGAATTTGATGAACTATTATCCATATTGGGAGTTAACATTTTTATGTGGAATTCTATTTCGGCTAATATTTTAGCAAAACACGGAATAACTAAAGATAATCTTAGTGTTGGAGGAAGTCTCGACCTTAGTGATACTCCGATTACTGGGCTTCCAGATAATCTTAATGTTGGAGGAGGTCTTTACCTTAGTGGTACTCCTATTACTGAGCTTCCAGATAATCTTAATGTTGGAGGAAGCCTTTACCTTATGAATACTCCTATTACTGAGCTTCCAGATAATCTTAGTGTTGGAGGAAGTCTCGACCTTATGAATACTCCGATTACTGGGCTTCCAGATAATCTTAGTGTTAGAGGAAGTCTCGACCTTAGGAATACTCCTATTACTGAGCTTCCAGATAATCTTAGTGTTGGAGGAACTCTCGAACTTAGTGGTACTCCGATTACTGGGCTTCCAGATAATCTTAGTGTTGGAGGAAGTCTTTACCTTAATGATACTCCGATTACTGGGCTTCCAGATAATCTTAATGTTGGAGGAAATCTCGACCTTAGGAATACTCCGATTACTGGGCTTCCAGATAATCTTAGTGTTGAGGGAAGTCTCGACCTTATGAATACTCCGATTACTGAGCTTCCAGATAATCTTAGTGTTGGAGGAAGTCTCAACCTTAGGAATACTCCTATTACTGAGCTTCCAGATAATCTTAGTGTTGATGGAAGTCTCGACATTAGTGGTACTCCGATTACTGGGCTTCCAGATAATCTTAGTGTTGGAGGACAAATCTATAGAAAGTGATCAATGTTATTTAGTAATTGATAATAATCATAAAGAAAAATGGCAAAATGCTCTACACGAATGTCTTAAAGAAAAGTGGAAAGATTCTTATTTTATGGAAAATCATAAAAACGAAGCAGTGAAACATTTAAGAAATTACACAGATAAGGTAAAATTAAACCTCATGATTGGACTTGACTTAGTCATCCATTAGAATCTAAGGAAAAGATTAGAAGTTCAATGTTTAATAAACAATCAGGATCTAAAAATTCTCAGTTTGGAACAGGTTGGATTTATGACGATAACGAAAGTATGAAAATAAAACAAGAAGACCTCAATTTATATTTATCACAAGGATGGATTAAATGAAGGAAGAAAGCTTAAACGATAGCAGATATGGTATTCTCTTGCCGCAAACTGAAAACTAAAGAAATAAGAGAAACGGAGAGGTACTCAAATGGTAAAGAGGCTTGTTTGCTACACAAGTAGGATGTAAAAGTTATATGGGTTCGATCCCCATTCTCTCCGCAAATATTTAAGTTATGAAAAATATGAGCAAAAGAAACAGAGCAAAACTGAAAAAAGCAAAGATTTCTAAGGAATACAACTGTATTCGATGGATGGATATTTATGGTTTCAACATGTGGGACTGTGTATATAACTTCAGTCATGGAGATTTTGAAAATCACAAATGGAGAGAATTCAAAACGTGGAAACACAATAGAAAAACACAATGGAAGAGTAATCCTTATTTGGCACTATAGTTTAATTGGATAAAATATCTGGCCACGGACCAGAAGACGTGGTGGTTCGAATCCACCTAGGGTCTCAATGACTAATACATTGAAAAAATAAAGGTTCTAAGTATATAAATAAACATGATATGTTGATAAATACAGTAAAAAGAATAGCTATTACCATCCTATGCCTATGTTTTCAAGTTACAGGCTTTAGCCAAACTATTAATTTAGGTATCCTTTCTTCCTTCGAAGCCTATACGGGTGCGGGAGCAATTACAAGTGGAGCTGGAACAATTTTCACAGGTGATGCT